GCGGCCGGAGGATATCGTGAACGGCTACCGCTTCAGCGGGAACAAGCAAATACTCTACTGCACAGCAGAGGAGGCGGTACTTCGCGACAGACCGGGTACGGACGGCAATCCGGTCGGCAAGGTGAAGAAGGGAGATGCGCTCCGCTGTACGGCGGTCAATGTGCGCTGGCTTCGCTTTTCGTGGAAGGATAAGACCGTCTACGGCGCGGCGGAAGAGTTTGCCCCGGCGAATGCGGGAGAGACGAGCGAGAGCATAGACTGGAATCGAGAGAGCGCGGAGGTCGGTGTGGCACCGAACTGAGAATTGCTAGATTGCAAGATCAAGTAGGACAGTCTGAAATAATTCCTCCGGCGAACTGTAATGAAAAGATTTTCGGGGGAGTTGATTGATCCAGTCCTGAATCTCTCGTATTTGCTCATCCGTAACGACATCAAAAGAACGCCCCTTCGGCAAGAACCGGCGAATCAATGAGTTTTGCTTTTCGTTCAGTCCGCGTTCGTAGGCGGAGTACGGATGGGCATAATATATGGGTATCGTGGAAAGCAACTGTGGCAGTGAAGCAAATTCACTGCCGTTATCACTTGTGATGGAGCGAAAAACTTGATTGAATCGTTCTCCGTACAGATTTCGGAGCGTTTTAAAACCTTGCTCAACCGCCTGTGTGCTTCTACCGGGTATCTTTATAATGTGTCGAAATCTTGTGGTTCGCTCATCCAGTGTCAACAAAACGGATTGCGATTCCCTTCGACCGACCACGGTATCAATCTCCCAATGCCCAAACTCTTCCCGCTGATTAACTACTTGGGGGCGAGCTTCAATACTCAGGCCATACAGCCGCTTATGCTGCGGATGTCCCTTACGGTGTTGTTTACGTTTGACCTTTAGCGTGAGATCGATATTTCGAGCTTTTAACAATCCACGCTCAATATAGTTATAAAGAGTCTTGCTGCAAACCAGCTCGGTGAAACAGCCCTTTTCTTTGGCAAGACCGCAAATCGTATCAGGTGCCAGATGCTTTGTCAGTATCTGCTTTACCGCAAAAGACACGAATTTCTTGGCTTTCGGCAGCTTTATGGGGCAATGACTATTTCGTCTTCGATGTTCGTAGACACGCTGTCCCGAATCTCCAAAGTAGCGCGTGTATGGCTCCAGATTCCGTCCTAACTGCTGTACAGTACCTCTGGCAAGTTCATTATATAAAGTTGACCTTGCAATCCCGACTTCGCGCGCGATGCGACTTTTGGGGAGCTTTAATTGCAGCAGCACTTCAATCTGTGCACGCTTTTCGCGTGTCAGGTGGCGATATTTTCTATTTGTGGTATACTCGTTCTGGGCCATGGCGAACCTCCTGGTGTTGTGTTGTGTGGTAGCTTCATCATACCACGAGTTCGTCATCGGCTCTTTTTTATTGTCCTAGTTCATTTTACAATCATCCCCGAAACAAGAAGTGATGTTACAGCTTGCTAAAAAGTTAAATTGTTCAGTAATGGACTTCTTTGCCGATGAGGAAACCGAACAAGTAGAACCAAGCAACGATGACGAACGTGATATTCTCACGGTTTACCGAAAACTTTCCAGAAGGGGTAAACATGAGTTCATGTCAATGGTGTATGGTTTTGACAACCAGGGGGTAGAGTCATAAAAGCTGTGATCTATGCTCGGTACTCGAGTCACAACCAACGAGAGGAATCAATAGAGGGACAGCTAAGAGAGTGTTATGACTTCGCTGCCAAGAACGACTTCTCTGTTGTGCATGAGTATATCGACCGTGCTATATCGGGTAAGACCGACAACCGTCCGAGTTTTCAACAACTCATCAAAGACAGTGAGCGGGGACATTTTGACGCGGTAATCATGTACACACTTGATAGATTTGCAAGGAATCGGTATGACAGCGCAATCTACAAAGCCAGACTTAAACGCAACGGGGTGAAAATCTACTACGCGAAACAACCTATGCCGGACACCCCGGAAGGAATCATTCTCGAATCAGTGTTAGAAGGGTATGCGGAGTACTACAGCGAGAACCTAGCAAGAAACATTCGCCGTGGACTCAAAGAGAACGCAATGCACGGATTGGTGGTAGGTGGTATGTCATTGGACTCAAGTATTCACATCCGAACTCGGTGTTTTTCGTGAAGCACTGTTTCGGATTCATATTCACAGTAAAGAGTGCGGATTGACCGCGCTCTTCTGTGTTTCTGTGGTTAGTTTTGACTAAGTAGGGTAAGGTATAAAAACTAGTAGTTTTACCATAACTTCTCTTAATACGCGCGTACTAGAAAAAGATATAGCAAAAACCTAGTTTTAACCCCTTTTTACTACTTTAAGACTACTTCCCACTCGGTTTCCCATGAGGGGTATTCTTGCAGCAGTAGCCAAAGGTGTAAATAATCAAGATTTTACCCTAACTTTTCTTAATACGCGCGTTCTAGAGAAACTTATGGCAAAACACCTATTTTAACTACCTTCCACTACTTAAGGACTACTCCGCGATATCTTTCTGAGTGAAATCCGGGGTCTCCGTGTCCTTGGAAACGTCCCACTGTCCCTCATGGTTGACATAATAGTAGATGTGCCCTCTTCCCGGTGCGATCTCTTTTTCGGAACGAACATAGGCGTTTCTCGCAAGCACCCCTGTCTTGGTGAGATAATACTGCTCACCTTTGTACGACACCCACTGTCCCGAGATCATTCCGCCGTCCTCTCCGATATAATACACACCGGACGCGTCCTTGAACCAGGTGTTACGAATTAACGCCCCCGCATTGTCAAAGACATACCAACGACCATTGATGTACAGCCACTTCCCTGCTGCTCTGTGACCGTTCTCTTCGATATAAAACCACGCGTTGCCCTCTTTCACCCAACCTGTGATTGCATTGGCTCTGTGTGCTGCGCACGCGGTGTAGGCGCACCAACTCACAAACATCTGACACCAAGCCTCACCGTTGAGACCATACCACCGTCCGTACTTGGTTCTGTTTCGGTTTCCGGGGTTGGCGGTTTTAATATCTAAACCGTTGTCGGATGCCTTTTCTACATAACCGACCTCTCCGAGTACCGTGTCAATCATTTCCTTTACAGTGCAGGTGTCCTCACCATAAAACGGGCGACCGAAACCGTTGATGAGGTTTTTACCACCCACGTCATTGGGGTGGAAGGTGTACTCTTTGAGAGCCACGCACCCGCCGTCACGGGAATATCTCCCCGGAGCGGTATTACCCTCTCCAACCTTCATGGTGTGCGTTCCCGTGAAGTTCTTTCTCACGGTTACCACCACTCCCACATGTGCCACTCTACCCATAGAGGCGTGATAGAAATACACAATGTCACCGTCTATTGGGATGGTGAACCAACGTCCTGCTCTTACGAACAGGCTCTTTCCTGTGGGCGTATAAGCCGTATAATCGCCACAGAGTAGCTTCTGCCCCGCCTGGTGTGCATTCATACCTTTTCTCCTTTCCTTACAAGAAGAGGGGCTTGTAGCCCCTCCTGTCACTCGTTTGTAATCGGGTCGAGAGCATCCTCACTCTCCTTACCCGCTCTTGCGCTGTCAATAAGGCTCTCACCAAATACATAGGTCACGATAGAACCCGCGCCCATGATGATTGCCGCCACCTGCGCCGTCTCGTTCTGAGTAGAGCCTCTGAACATCATCACACTCGTTACAAGACCTGCGACTGCGAGCCAGAACTTTCTACTAGTAAGCTTTCTTCTCAAATTCTCAAGATTCATTCTTCTTTTCCTCCTTTGGATTGGCGAACCCGTGGTTTCTTAGGTTCGTGTTGTACTGCTCTCGTATGTACTCGGCCATTGAACCGGTGATCCCGTTCTGGAAATCCGGGTTGTTTTTGCAATAGCGGGTATATACATCTACATCCATCATGGCCTGGTCGAAACTGTCCTTAGAATGGGGAACATTGTTTAGTAGTTCATCTCCAAATCGTAGGATTCTCACCCTTGCTGCAATGATACGGGTTTCTTCGTTCGCCTTTGCTACCGATACAACTTTGTCCGAGAGTGCTGTAATACGCTTGTCGATTTCAGAAATCTTCTCGGAGACTTCTCTGTTCAATTCCTGCCCTAGCACGCGAGCGAGAAGTGATAAGGGGGCTTTTCCCTTTGGCATTAGACGCTGCAAAACAAGGCTTGTAATAACAACCACCCATGCCAGTGATGCCAATATGGTGTTGACATCGATTAATCGCGCAAGGTCATCAAGTTTCAATCCCCCTCCTTGGGACTGGCATTATTGTCCGTTGCCAAGTCTTTGCGTCCTCTCTTCTCCAGAGCAGCCGTCACGCCCTTGCGGAGACGCTTGCACAGGTCTCTGAAAAAGTACGTGCCGTTGATGATAGCTTCTGCAAACATTTCGTAAATCTTCTCCATGATTTACTCCTCCCCTCCCATGAGAACATTGATTGCGTCCAGTAACTTTTTATCCTGCGCCGCGATCGCTTCCTTGTTGGCTAAAACCTGTGCCTCAAGGCTCGCGGGTGTAGCATTGGTGATCGCCACGGGCTTCTCCCCGCTCACATCAATCTGATCGATTCGATACCCGGTTGCGACCTCGAAGGTCTCAGCTCTCACCTTGGTGGTGTCGTACTCACCAATCACAGCAAGCACGTCTCCTGTTTCCCGATTGAAAATCACTGTTTCTTTCATGTTCCCTCCTTTATGTAATCAGTTCTACTCGATTGATACCCATCACAATACGGGTGTTTCTATCGTCTCGATCATCCCGAGTAAGACCTCTATAGCCCATGTTCACCACAATGAACCCCTGCTCGTTTATGTCTTGCACAGGAATTTCCAGTATCATTTGCCCACCCCGGTTGGTTGTGTTTTTCGACCTAATGGGTGAGATTGTTCTGTTTCCTGCACTACCGGAAATTCTTGACAAATAGGCAGCAAACGATAGATACCCACCAGATTGTGCTCTGACCACTTCTGTATATGCTGTGATCCTCACGGTACGAAAAGCACTGAGATTCACAGACGGGGTGAATGCCCACCAGTATGAACCGTTTCCGCCTCCGTTGTACGGGACCGGTTCCCGCACTTCATACGTTTGAAGCTTTACCGGAGGACGGTTATAGGTAATCGGAGAAATATTCAGTAGACCGTTTGCCCACCCCGAGAGATGCACTCCATCGAAATGGGCACCATCAAAAGGGACACAGTTCTGCGCGTAATCAACCATTGTCCCGGGCACACCAAGAATGTTCACCCCCGCGCGAATGTTTTGAGACAGCAGAGCGGGTGCGGGTGCCCATACCCACATCGTGGTCGGCGGCATGTAAACATGTCCGAGAATCCGTGTGAAAACACCTCGTCCTAAATTCTGGTAATCACCGGCAAATGCCGAATTCTGAAACGCTGTGACGACACCCTGCGCACCTCCGATGTCACCCGACAAATTCCAAGTAGCGATACTTCCGTTGAATTTGATTCCCCACTTGCTGGTTGCCGTCACACCTTGCAGTACATGATGAGCCTCCGCATTTCCGAGTGCTTCAATGTCAATGGTTACATGCGGTTTATTGTCGGGTCTCGTGTAATAGGCGCTGCGGAACGGCAATTCAATCCACATCGTTCGATTGTTGCCGTCAAGTCCAAACCACGGTGACATGGTGGAGCGTCCATTATCGCCGGAAGAATCAACAATGGGAATTTTTCCGGGCACCGCCAGTACGTTATATCCCTGTAGCATTTTCGACCCGTCAACACCAGCAGCCTTTGCGACCATATCTACCGGCGCTTTTACCTCCGGGGTGTTATATCGTCCGTTTTTGCGATACGCTCCCTGCGGCATACCAACATGCGCATATCCGTCGGAAATTGTTACTCCGAGAGTAGGTTGCTCACCTTCTCTTTCCGGCAGAGAACCCACAACCAATTCGTCATCGACATATCCAGATTTTCCTTCGACAATGTCATAGGAAGCTGCCGTTGCATCGTCTGTTGAGACACCCGCTCCAGACTGCATTAATATTTTTCCCATCGTCACACCTTCCTAACGTTGATTACGATATCCCTTGTCGGTTTCTTATATACTCGGAAAATCAGCTTGCCATCTTCTGTGATTCCGGTACCAGCTGTTACAAGAGAGAACGCGCGATTGTACGATTTCTGCTCTTCGGGGCTTGCTTTATCTTCCAGTGCACTGGACACCATCACGTTATCGGTTGCTAGCACTCCTGCCATCGTAACCTCCTGCGAGTACGGTGCATTCTCACCACTCCACGCGCTTGCCAAAAGTGTCACCTGCGAAATTCTCTCCAATCGCGTTTTCAGCGTATCAATCTGGTTCTGCAAATTTCCGGCTGCGTTTTCGTTCAGTGTTGTTCGTACCGTGGCGAACCACGCATCAAACGCTGCTTTCTGAACAGCCTCATACTGACTCATAGAGGTCTGTCCCTGCTGTTTCAAATTTTCAAAATAACTCACAAGCGCCTGATAACTCTCATCGCTTTTTCCCCGGTACAGCTGTTTCTGCGATTCAAAATACGCCAGAAATTCCTCATACAGGTTTGTACCACCATTGAGCCGACTCATGATGTGATTCAGCGCTTCATTCATGCGGTTCGCATCCCTTGCGCCGAAGAAGGATTTCTTCTTGCCCGAATATACGGTTACATCTTGAAACGACACCGTGCCGTCACTGTTATCGACTTGACTGTACTTCTTAAGTCCTTGCCATACCGCGTCTGTGTAATCGGTAGGTAAATTCGACCATGCCATTTATAACCCTCCCTTCATTCCGAAATTCCATGTGAACATCCGTCTACCTTCGCTCTCGTTCGTCAATCTCTCATACAGATCGAGTATCGCGCTCTCAAGACGGTTGAGTTCCTTGAAATCCATCGTGCCGCCGTTTTCCACATAAGTGGGTACAGCACCGTAATCACGGTTAAGTGTTCGAGCGTTAATTGTTACAAGATTGCTTTCAAGACTATTAATCTCATCTGCATAAAAATAATCTTTTGGCGACCGATCAACCCCGAGAGAAACGATGGTGAAATCTTCGTACATCTTGATAGCCAGTTCTCGGAGGTATTCAATGTTGTTCTTTATTCGATTGAAATCAGCAGCGTTAAATCGGTCTCCCGTATAAACACCTGCGACCACACCACCCTTCCAATCGGTTTTAGGTGTAGACCACGCCATTTATCCTCCCATTCTTCTAGCTGTAATTCTGCCAGAAAACGCCTGTTTGAAGTTAAGCACCTGGTGGGTAATTTCCACTTTCATATCATTTCTGAACTCGTTTTCTTGATAGATGATATCCGTGGTATCCAGTTCCGGGTTTCCACGGGTGTCGTATTCGTACTCGACTCCCGCCGTATAATACTCTGCGAGCCACTTGGTGAGGTCGTTTGCCATTTCCAAATCATTTATCAGAGGGTTTTTCCATACCACCGATCGACCGGCTGTGTTGAGCACCACCGTTGCGTGTTTCTCAATTACCCTGTACTGTCTACCGGTTATCTCCAGCTTGTGTGCACCACTCACATTGAATCGCACGGTTATAAAGAAATCACCACTCTCGATTATGTCAACACCATGCTCCACACCATCCAGCTTCACCCTGTACCCGTAGGAAGGTTCTTGAATGTAGTACGTCTCGGTCTTACCCGCAACCGTCTCCGTGTCCTCGTAAATAAGATTGTCCTCTTTTGTGTTTTCTTGGTATAGGTAACAAGGCACAACAATGTCTTTTACAAGTTCGAGTTTCGTTGCTCTCGGAAACGACAACATGTCTCTGCGATTCATGGTGAAATCTGCAACATCGGTGAGGCTTAAACTGTTCAACACGATACGGTTATTGGGTTCAGCCGTTTTGGTGAATTCGATTTTCATTACATCAAAATCATCAAACTCTCTGAGGATAACCGTTGTTTTATCAATTTCATCGTGCTCAACAGGATATTCGTTTACCAATTCTTCTCCACGATATACATGAATAATAAACTCCGACGGCAGCGTAGAACCGAACTCCATTTTTAAGCCATAATAGGCTCTAATCGCCTCCATGCGTACTGTGACAATCGGGTTTTCAGTGAATGTTCCGTCTGCCCCGGAAACGGCTCTGGACACATACCCTGTATTGATTCCGGGTACACCGTTTCTCTGTAAGAAGTGCATCGAAGCGTCAACCTCTGTATAGTTACCCGCAAGCGTTGCATATTCCTTTTTCACGCTATCGTTCAGCACGTTCGCTACTCTTGAATAACTCTCTTCACCGTTTGCACTAACGGTGCTTTTCGGCATGAAGTTCGATTTAATCTGTATCTTTCCGTCACGCGAAAAGGTTAAAACACATCTACAGGCGTTTGCGATAATCTGCAATGCCTCTTTATATTTCACTCTCGGCACAGGGTTGTTCGTGAATAGCGTTTTGAGTCTCGGGTCGAGATAATACTCTTTCACCTTTGCCTCTTTCAGTATGTCCTCTGCAAGTTCATAATAGCTTCTTGCGACCGCACTGTACCGTCCTCGTATGTACTCTCCGCTCATATTTCGGAAAACGTCTTGGCAACGAATAATCGCCGTGTGATCGTCGCTTTCCCATTCTGAACAGAGCAATCTTGCACCCTGTATCCACTCCACATTAGGTGAACCGGGGGTCTGATATCCGTACATGATGTTCATTTCCTGTCCGGTCTCTAGGAAGTTCACCGCCGAGTTCGGATTGTCCACATTGAAATAGTGGTCGTAATTTTTCAGTGTTACCGAGAAATCGAACTGCGGTACTTCTGCACCTATCGGAGAAACATAACTTTCGAGTGTGGAATCAACTACGGAATCATTGTGATATACAAGACCGTAGCCAAACACGATTGAATAAATCCGTAATCGGCTCTGCGGATTCTTCATTCTGCGGAACACCATTCTCACACTCGTTGTGTTTAATAAAACTTCCTCGGTGCTCCACCGTGCCTTGCCGTTATTTCTGAACTCTAGCGTTTGTCCGGTGCTGCCTACAATGTCGAAATCAACGGGATAATTTTCTCCAAAATCAATGGTAAAACCTTTGATGTTGGTCGGTAATGAAGTGAGGGAAATCGTCATCTCAAACGGTTGCTCCGATACCAACCGGTTCGACACAATTCCCGTATCATAAAATCCTGCCCCCGCGCTGCGGGGGAGGAAATACATTGAGCCATCCACCCTTGTGAAGTTTTCCTCAAGAGTGGCGTAAGCGAGCGCGTCTTTTCGCTCACGAAAAACCGTACTGCTGTTTGAGAACTCTGTGCAATCGCTGTCGTTGACTCTAGCGTTCCCCTGTGCTGCCTGGTTCATCAAACCGAAAGAAATCATTATGTATGACCTCTCCCGGAGAGAGGACTTCATGCTCTTTTTATATGCCTTTGATACGCGCTGCATATATCCTCCCTTACTCTCCTGTGTCTATGAGGTTCACCTTGCAGTTACAATAATGTGTTGGTGTACCGTTCTCGGTTACCCAGTACGGTTCACCCGACCGGTCGCCGCAATACATTCGGAGTGTTTTGCGACTGTTTGTTACAGGATCATTGAAGGTCACGTTTACAAAGAAATCGGACAAGAGCGAGAGAATCTTCTCCCATTGTTCAGCCGTGAGCCATGCCCATTCAAGACCGTCAATCTTGTACTGATCTCTTCCTACCCTCTGACCGACCACGGCACCGTTTGCATCTCTCCCGCTGTCTACCACCGTGGTTACGATTACGCTTACCCCCCGCTTGCAGGGGGGCAGTTCGTAACCGTTAATTGCTAAATATGCCATTACTACCCTCCCTTCAATCGGTGAAGCGATAGCCGTTAGCATCCCTCTGTGTGGTGACCGCATCCGTTACGGTACGGTTGCCAATTTTCACAATGGTCTGCTCGTGCTTATCAGCCTGTCTCTTGGTGTCGTTTGCAATGTCCTTGAGCGTGGGTTCAAGATATTCGTGGTAGAAAGCACGCATGTTGCGATACCACATATCATCCGAATCGTTGTTATCTCTCGACACTTCGGAACTTGCGTACACGGTGTTTGCGAGCGAATTGTACGGGTCGAGGCTTGTTGCTGTTGCGAGTACCATGTTCTCATTCACAGAGGACGCACTCATGTTTACAGCGTTTACAATCGCGTCAGTACCAATAATCATGTCTCTCGACATTGCTTTCCAGTACCCGCTGAATTGCGCCATTCCGCTTACAATCGAGTCGTGCATGATTCCTGCCAGCTGGAAGCGGTTAATTACTTCCGTTCTGCCGTTCACATGACCCACGAGTTCTGCACCGCTCTCGCCAGCTACGAACATTGAACCGTGTGCCCGGTTCGTACCGCCTGCGTACTTCGGCATGTGCTTCCACGCGTGTGCCGTGATGATTCCACCCGTTGCGTGCGCTCCTGCGTTTTTGAGTTTCCTAGTTTTTCCCGCTTTAATTGGCTCACTTTCCGTCACACCGAGTTTACGACCAATGTTTTCTCCCAAACTGCTGAGACCGCTTGTAACGGTGTCCCACGCCCCCTTAACAAGATTGACTTTTATATCAATCGCGGACGTGCCAATCCAGTCTCTCACGCTCGACCAATTACTCTTTACGAGCGAAATAGCCTGCTCAATGGTAGGAAGGTGTCCAATCCATCCCTGTACAGTGTCCCAACCGCTCTTTACGAGGTTGATTGCCTGTGACAACGTGGGAATGTGACCAACCCAGTTGTTCACCGTATCCCATCCCTGTTTGGTGAGGTTGATTCTCTGTGAGAGGGTAGGAATATCACCCACCCACTCCTTAACGCTCGCCCACCCGGACTTAGCAAGCTCAATGGTCTGATCGAGGGTCGGGATTTTACCAATCCAGTTGCTTACCGTGTCCCAACCTTCTTTAGCAAGACCGACCGCCTGTTTGCGCGGAGGTATTTTACCAATCCAGTTGCTTACCGTAGTCCATCCGTCTTTAGTGAGTTTGACAAACGTTTCGGCTTTTAAACCGTCTTTGGTCTCGTTCGCCCACCACTTTTTTGTGTTTTCCCACATTTCCGGGACATTGTTTTTAATTGCGACCACAACCGGATTGTTGGTGAATGCGTTTTTAATCGGCGTGATAATTGTGTTTTTCACCCATCCACCGATGTTTTTAACACTGTCTTTCAATCCGTTAAACAGACCGTCTATACAGAATTTTCCGATTTCAGCAAACACTTTGGACGGAGAATGAATCCCGAGTCCTTCTTTGACACCGTCTACAAACCCTTTAACGAAATCCCCTATTGCCTTGGGAATAGTCTTGAATCCCTCCACAATGCCATCTACAATCGCTTTACCAACGTCCACGAACCACTTCTTCGCATCCGATAACGTTTTCGGCAGCGTCTTCGTAAAAAACTCAACAAAATCCTTTGAGATTTTATCAAAGAGCCGTGGTAAATCCTTTGAAATAAATTCCGGTGCTGTTTTGGTGAAAAACGTTGTTAAGGTGTTTGCAATCGCCTTGGTGGTCGAGGAAAACCAATTAGGTATTTTAACCGTCACAAAATCAATGGCACTCTTGATTGCCTTACCGCATTTAAGACCCATGTCTTTTCCAAGACCGTACCAATCGTAATTCTTGATAGGTTCCCACAACTTGGTAAAAAACTGCGCAATCTCTCCGGGGAGCTTCTCCACTTTCTGTTTAAATTTCTCCCACATGTTGGGAATGGTCTCTGTGAAGAATTTCTTTAAGAAACTTGTGATTTCGTCCCAATGCTGGATAATAGCAATGATCCCATCGGTTACCAATCCGACTGCTAAACCAATGAGCGCACCGATACCTGCTCCAATCGGTCCTCCGAGAGAACCTATAATGGCACCAATACCCGCGCCCGCCATGGTTGATCCAAGCGGAATTAACGTACCGTTTAACCAATTCAATCCGTTCTTCATTGCATCATATATACCGGTAAAAAACATAGGTATACCCGCAATGATTCCGCCGATTGCTGCTCCAATCACCGCTCCAGCTGCCGTTGCTGAACCAACACCCAAATTACTCGCTGCTGTAGTTAACGCGTCTGTAACAACACTGTCTGCGAACGATGTAGTTATCCAACCCGCGATCCCCTTACCAAGAAGAGCACCTCCCCCGGCGGTTAATAATGCTCCCGATACAATCTGTGCAAAGTTCATCCCATTTAACTGCGACGTGATCGCATCGACGATACCAGACCACTCTAGGGCAATACCTGTAATAGTTACTCCCGCGCCTATGGATATTAGTGCTTTGTCACCCAATCCTCCCGTTAACAACTTCGATATTAAACCAACGTTTGATAATAAAGCATCGGATATTTTCCATGCCGCAAAACCCAACCCGATTGCCCCAACCGTTGTGAGGATTCTACCCAATCTTGTGTGTAACAAATCTGAGACGGATTTTACACCCTCCGTGAGACCGAGCCAGTTTTTGAATTTCTGAATAATATCATCGACTCTGGACGAAATCGCACTGCCGAGAAAGTCATAGGTGGGAAGCGGAATATCAAAACCACCACCGCCTCCTGCACCACCACCGCCTCCTGCACCACCACCGCCTCCTGCGGAATCGTCGTCTCGAGAGAGGACATTTAATTCATCGATACTGAGCAAGGCATTTTTTAATTTCTTTGCAGCCTTACCCGCTTTACCAAGTCCACCCGCGGCATCGTCTGCGTTGTCAGCAAGTGCTCCGGCTGCGCTCGCTCCGGCAGAAATACCTCCGAAATCAACATCGGGTATCTTATACCCGAACAGACTTGCAATACCTTGAGCCACCAGTCTTACAATTTTCGCTAATGCAATTAAATAGGGTAACACCGCATTGATAACCGGTATAAAAGTATTACCCAGTGCTCTGGAAGCCTGTTGTATCTGCGCTTTCAAGATTCTAAGCTGATTAGCCGGAGCATTCAGCGTTCTACCCATATCACCCTGTGCGATCGTAACCTGTGTCATGATCGCATGGTAACGTAACTGCGACTTCTCGGCTTGTGTCATAGCGGACACTCGCTTGGTGATGCCAAGTGCTAACGCCTCTTCCTGTAATCTTGCAACCGAGAGGTCATAACCAAGTCTGCGAAGCGGCTCAAGTTCTCCGGAAATACCAGAGGACAATTTCTGCATCGACTCCTCAAACGAAATATTTGCAAAAGAGGATAAGTCATAACCTAACTGAGTAAGGTTCTGAGACATTACATACGCTTTGTCACTCACAACACCGAAACCCGTAATAATGGTGTTGAAGATACCCTGATTACGCATGAACTCACCGGGGTCGATACCCATCACCTCACCGACTTGCTCGGCGTACTCTTTAGCCTGCCCCGCGTACTCACCCATGGAGATGGTGAACAGGTTTACGTCCTCGATATACTGATTAGACAAGGCAATCATCGACTTAATTTGGTCGGCGCTCGTTTTGAAAGCGTTTTTAACAGTCCTACCAATGGCTGATATATTCAGAAACGATTTTTTTATCCCATCGCTCGATTTGTCAGCGTTCTTTGTTTGAAAAGACATTTTCACTAATTGATTGGAAAATCGTCCTGTGTTCAACCCCGCCTTATCGAGACCCTGGGAAAACGTCTCGAGAGTGTTTGTTAATTTAACGAGATCATCGTTGAAACCGTCCCAATCAACACGGTTGAGTCCGGCTGCTGCAATCGGGACATTCTGCAAAGATTTCACGATCGATTGCAACCCACTCATCTTAGATATGTTGTTAAGCGGGGTAAGACTATGAGTTAATTTATCAACCTGCTCACCAAACGAATCAAGATTGACACCCTGTAGGGCGACTACAGAATCGGGAAGTTTCTTGAGTTCCCGATTAACGGAAGCCAAACCGGCAGCTTTGTCCATACTTGCAAGCGGAGAAAGGCTTGTTTCTAATTCTCTAAGCGGAGCAAAACTTACACCCACGAGAGAATAAGCAGCCTCACCGAGACTTTTAAGCTGATTGCTCAACGAAGAGGACAGTTTTATACCGTTCAGACTTTTCAGCTTCTCAAGACTCGCAACCATCTTGTCAACCTTACCGGTCTGAGAAACGTCCATGTTGTTCACAGCGTTGTCGAGATCATTCACCTGTTTTGCAACTGTGTTTAATCCCGAACCGCCTCTGAGAGCATTCTTCAGCTTTGAAAGGGAGGTGGTGAGCGCGTCAATCCCGGAAGCCGCCGATGTTGATTTAGATTCTATTTCGAGTTCAAGCTGTTCAACGGTTACCGACACGCTCATCACTTCCTTTCTTCAAAGAATTGCTCGCTTTGTACCATGTGCACTTGCATGTAATGCAGAACTTTATCAAATTGAGCCTTTTCCCTTTTGTGTTCTGCTTCCTTGATCGATTGTTTGTTAATCGGGTAAGGTTCTTCCACATAGGGTTGAGGTTTTGCTCCCTTTTTGGCGAATGCAGGGAACAGGGGGGCTAGGCGGGAAATGGCATCGTAAATGTACATTCCCTGCAACCACCGTTCCTGGTTCATACGCTCTTTCCTAAGTTCGTCTGCTTCTCTGTAATACTTGGTTAGAGTGCAATCCCTGTCCCAATACTGCTCTTCCGTCATGCCTATCGATAAATAATAGGGGAACCTAGCATTAAAGATTTCCGTATAAGAACGGAGGGCAGAGCGCCCATCTCGCTCGCCCTCCTTTTCAACGGACTCTTTTACAGACGGCGAACTATTTACCAGTTCACCGTCCAGTTCACGTTTCCCTCCTTCTCGGTCGGTTCATCGAGAAGAGTCATGATTGGCTCGTTATACATCTCGGCAAGTTTACCGAGAAGCGCCTCCTTGTCGGTCATGTGAGAGTAGATTTCCTCAATGACGTCTTTCTTCTCAAACCGATGATGTGCAAGGAATGCACCCTCAAAGAGCATCGGAAGATACGTCATGATCTTTCGCTCAACCTGCGAAATATCGAAATCGTTCTTCTCCATCTCCTTCACCGTTCTACGGGTGTACTCCAGAACGTAGTCCTTGCCCTTATAGGTAAACTCCAGTGTCTTAGCCATGTTCACTTCTCCTTTTCGTTTACGCATTGTCCAGAGTGATAACCGTGGACGGTGCAATCGTAATGGTCATCTCAACGACCTCGTTTGTACCGCCGCCGTTCGTGTAGACGGACAGAAACCCCTTGAACTTGAACTTACCGTTGCTGCCGGTCGGGGTGAGTGTGTTTCCTGCCTCCGTGCCGCCGAGCCAAACAGCATAATCCTTCTCCTCGCCCTCGAGAGCCTTGAGAGCCTTGTAATCGTCCAGAGTATAGTTAGCCTTGAACTCCAGAGAATCGAGAGACTGAATGCCCGGGATGTGTGTCTCCATGTTGTCGGAGAGAGTGGTGGTCTCCAGCATCTCCGGTGCACCGCCGAGATCGGGGAATTCCTTAATGTCGATCAGCTTCTTCCACGCTGTGGAATCCTTCTGCATAAGGAAACTCTTGTAGGTGCTAATAGCCATGTGTATTTACCTCCTGTAAATTGTGTTGTCCTTGGAAACAATGGCTCTGTACCGAGCCACCATTCGATATATCGTTGCGTTACCCTCGTTCGGAACGGGGTTAAGCAGTGTTCTTGTGAAACCCATTCTTTCCATTTCGGAATCAATGAGCGCCATTATCACCTTGCACTCGCTCTTCTTCCCCGCCGTTTTGTTTGAATAAACGTTGACTTCGTAGAGAACTTGTACATGGTTTTCAATCGCCCCGGAATCCCGCGTGTTTCTGTACACTTGGTTGTCCGTTTCGATGAGAGATACACAAGGAAATGACGGGGGTGATTTCACATACTCTCCGGTCATATAAATCTTGGGATACTTTTCTCTCACCACCGTGGCAATGCGAGTGAACACCTCCGATTCAATATCAATCATCCGAACACCTCCTTCGCTATTGCCACAATCTCATCACACACGACCATCACAGCCCGTGCCATTGGCATTTTGGCAGGCGTACCGTGGGTAAGTTTGAGTTCTCCGTTTTCAAAATATCCCCAAACCTCTTTCTTACCACGTCCCTTACCAAAACCGCCTATCGTCAATCCCAGTTCTGCCCCTCGGGGGTGCGGGGAAGTTCCGGGTGAACCGTTGTGATAAACGCCTGCGCCAAACTCAACCCAGACGGCATCTTCTCCGCTTGCTATCACAGCCGTAATTGAACCTCTCGATTCAATGGTTACATCGACGTCTGCAATTCTTGAATTACCTGTAACCAGATCATCCACGATTGCACCGTTGAAACCGCTTTGCGCTTCCTCTTTCAGTCGTTCGGCAACCCTGTCACGTAATAGGTTTGTTTTCTCAACAACCTCTTTCTTGTACGCTTCCAGTTCCTTGATTGCCCTTTCGACTTCGCTTTCAGACAATGCAAATGAAATCGTTCTCTTACCCACTTACATTCACCTTGTTGATAGCTATTGATACACCGTTGAGACTCTTAGCCACTTTTCTTACAACGTAATCGAACGGTGTTTTCACCTGTCCGTTATCATCCGTGGCTAGAGCACCTTCGGTGTCTATCTCCGGGATTCTGTCCACCCACAACACCGTGTATTCGTCAATCGGCGGCGCGTCCCTACCCATGACAATAACCTTGTCGTAGTTCTCGGTCTCTCCAAACTGCCGCGTGTAGGTTTCACCCTTGGCAGCGGAAATGTTAGCCGAGCATTCAATCGGGTTTGTTCTTTGAACGTCATATTCGCCGGTATCATTGCCGTACTCGTCAGTCCTAGGCGTTTTGTCTCGGTATAGAGCGTAGAAAAACTTAACCTTGTTGCGTTCCAGTGTTCTCATGCTCCTACCTCACTTTGGTATTCCGCAGCGGGGTACAACCTGTTTGAGCATAGATACAGGAACATCCGCGTTTTCGTAGGTTCTTGAAATACCGTTCTCGGTGTGCACCGTCTGCCCTTCTGCACCACGTTTGTTGAGCATATAGGCGGCGATTTCACACTGTAATGTCTCATACTCTGCGGGAACGTCCATGACACTGGAATCATACGGAAACGCTCTGTTGATGATTTTCCGTCCCGCCAAAGTGAGATAGGTGGACAGCACCGTGTCTGTGTCGTTTTCACCGACCAGCGCTTTCAACATTGTCAGCTTTTCCTCGTTACTCATGCTGCCCACCTCCAATCACTTACGCTTTCTCGAAAAGATCCTCGGTCTTGGGGTTCGTGGTGGTCGGGGTGACCTCCATGTAGCCGGAATCCAGTTCCTTGTAATACTGCTTACCGCTCGTCACCGTGGTGTCGTTAGTCTTGACAGCCTTACCCTTGATAACCTTGACCGTCTTGGTTGCGTCCGTAAGAGCCACGATGTAATACTTGCGAGACCAAATCTTGTTCTCTCTCGTGTCCGGGTTACGATCGGTCTCGACCTCTACCCCCTTCTTGTTGAACATCGTAACGGCTTTCTTGGTAGCAACCACAATCGTGCCCTTCACGGCATTCTTCTTGGTGTAGAGATTCACACCGCCGACCGTGCCGACATAACCGGTTCTTACAAAAGCATCCACATACTTAAGACTCTCTTTGAGTTCCTTACGGAGCGCTGCCATATCCGCCGGGTGAACGAACGCAAACGTAATCGGTGCAACCTTGCTCGGGTCGTTGTCACCCTCTTCAATGTTGATTGCCGCAATCGCATCCACGAACGAATCAAAACCAATGCTCTCGGAGAACACAACCAGGTTGCCCTTCATGTACTCACCGTACACATCCTTGTTCAAGGTGTTGAACATATCCGTGCCCATGTGCTTGGTACCTGTCGGAACAAGCATCGGGTCGGTCATTTCCTGCTCGTCATAATATTTGAACTCGTTCTGCGCAAGCTGAATCTCGTACTCTCGCTCTGTAAAACTCACCTCGATGGACTTGGTATTACCCTGACCCATTGCAAGTTTCTCCGTGGCATTCGTTGCGCGATAGACGTTAATCTTGCGCTTCATACCCGCTGTGCCGGTAAGAGTGTCATCCACGGTGCAGAACTGCTGCAAATTGAGGTGAGAATCGAACTGATCGGAAATCTCATTGGACAGATAGAAATTACTGTAAATAGTGTGAGCCATTACTCATTACCTCCGCTGTTAGTGTTGTAGAGCGCCGCATACTCTTCGGGGTTGCTCACAGAGAAAGCGTATCTCTCCTGTGAGGACAAGCCACGGAATCGCTCCAGTGTCATTGTTTTACCTTCTCCATCCGGCACAGGTCTCGGGGTATCTTTGAGCGCCTCTGCCCGAACTCTCTTCTCGACGTTTTCAAGATGTTTCTTCTGAGCAGCAAACACAGCCTCCGTGTCACCACCCACCATTGCTTCTGCCGTAGCTGTCGCCAACGACTCTTCGTAGCCCATTCCAAGCAACTTCGCCTTGTAGTCGGAAATCTCGGTCTTTTTGAGCAACGCCTCATACTTCGCCTGCAACTCTTCCTGCTTCTGCTGCTCTTCCAACTTCTGCTGCTCTTCGGCACTCATCTTCTCTCTGAGTTCTCGCTTCTTGGCAGCAAGTTCGGAAGTCACCTTATCAAACATGGACTTCTTGATATAACCCGTGTAGTCCGGATCAGCGGTCTCATAGGCCTCAAGCGCCGCAATCTTCTCCTCGGGTGTCATATCTGCGTAACCTTCAATCTTGGAAACATCAATCTTCGCCATTTCTTACTCCTTGTGTTTGCACTTCTCTGTGTTCGTTGTTTGTGTGATTAAGGTTTTCTCTAACCATGTCCTCTGCCGTTTCCTGCTCGCGCTGTTGCTCGTAATATTCCATACTCATTGAGTAAGCCGATTCAGCGTCCGTGAAAAGCCCAGAGTGCTGGAAAGCCAGCTGCGGGTGAATCTTCGGTTCCTGTAACATCGAGATGAGCACCTGCGATTTACTCTGAATCGCCTCGTAATTTCTACGAGTGAACTTCATATCAATCTCTCGTAATTTGAGATTGACCTCGCATCCCGCGTGATCTCGACAAATACGTAATACCAGTTTGAGCATGTTCTTTTCGGATCGCTTAAACACGTTCTCGCTGTCCTTGGCTCTCGCTTCTGCATCTGACCACCCGTCTCTGAGAAGCACCGCTGCGCCGGTGTCGCTTGTGGAAGAACCTCCGTTGCGATTTGGTAATCCACAAATCGCCAAGATTGCGTTGTAGTAATCGTCTTTGAGGGTTTGCGACTGCGCCTGGTTCAAATCGGTTGTTACCACCGAAACATCTGCGTTAAGCCCGTCGCTCGACTTAACCTTGATTGCACCGACTTTTATGAATTCATCAAACTGCTCCTTGTCAATGTCGCAATTAATGAATTTGATAAACGCCTGCACTGTTTGCTCCATGCCGTCCAGCCGGTTGCTTTCAACGTTGTTGATTGCGTCCAGCAGCGGGAGAACAATCTCGAATGACCCCAGTCTTGCGTTGTTCGCGGGATACTCGATAATCGGGATAGCATCCATCGCATGGGAACGAACGGTGATTTCCGGGCTTAAATCGCTCATTTCGTAATAGCGGTTTTCTGTGTAAATCGAATAACTCCGGTAACCATTCTCATCCGTGTTGTACTTCACCGCCATGAGGGGTTTGTTTCCTAACTCGGTTGAATACACCACAAAGGTGTCTCGCGGGTCGAGCGTGTATAACTCAAACGGTGCTTCGTCCTCTTCGGCTTTCTTATCGGGGAACACTCCCCGATATGCCGTACCGCACACCATTTGCCACTCCACCAACTCCTGGTCTTGTGACGCTTTGTCCTCCGCGAACATAAATTCGTTCAGTATGTTGATCTGCCGTACAACGTCCTCACCACCGTTTCGGCTTACATACTGGATCGGCTCGCCGCACAGATAACCCACCTTGAACGAGACAATCTCATTCGCGCGATTCTCGACAATCCTGTTGCAAATATCCGGGCGAATGGTTTTAACCCTGTACCGAATCGGCTGATCGCCCTTGTAATATTTCCAGAGGTAATCGATTTCGCTGCGATTTCGCTCATGCAGAAGAAGGGATTTTGCAAGGACGTCTCTCACGTTATCTTCTGTGATTTCGTTTACACCGAGCTTAATGACACGTCTGCCACTCATCGCCCTGGTTTGGCTGCCAATCAAAGACTTACTCTCATCGATAATGTGTCCCACACTCCCTCCTTTCTCCAAACAAAAACGGGTGCACAATTACAGAGGTCTTGACGACCCATGCAATTATGCACCCTCATGTATCTTCCTAGCCCATTCTACCTCTACATGTTGTATATGTCAACATGTTTTGGCAAATTTTATACGATGTTTTGTATTAATCTCACAATTCGAGTATTACCACGGACGCATAAATACTTCAACCTTGCTTCCGGCAAGACTCTGTGCGTATTCTGCGAGCATAGCAAGACCGTCCGGTACGTCATCGTGCTTGTTCTTGCCTGCCACGGTGTAGGAACAGAGCATGTCCATCATTCGTCCGTAATCGCTGTTGCGTTTGTAGAGGCTCATATCCTTGAACAAACAATGCTCTTTCACCCACGCGCTGTTCACGATGATTTTTGTCTCTTTGTTGCTCGTTGTGAACTTGGTGGTAATGTGCGTAATGCCACCTTTCTTCTTCACCTCACCCTGTACCTTCTCGGCAACTCTACCGCCTGCGGAGTTACTTTCAAACCGGCAGGAGTTAACCTTATATCGCACCAGAATCTCTGTAAGCCTAGCGTCCACAATGTTGGGCAGGCTGTTATCGCATACACAGTCCTCAATGTAGTAATCGTTCCCGTACACGCGCACCACCGGCAGGAACGCGTAATCGGAACCTTTGTCCTTGGTGTCACAGATACCGATAACAGCATCGGGATCCTCTGCGGGCAGATCAAAATACCTGCGCAACTCATCTTCGTCATAGAGCAATCCTTCACGCTCAATCGGGCTGTTCATAAAGAGCGCCTTGTAGGAAGCATCGTCCAGGTTTGCTGCCATATCCTCAAAATATTTCTTACTGAACCCCACACCGTAATCGTAATCGAAATTGCTTTCACCGTTCTCATCCAGAGCAGGCAGGACAATGAATCGCGCTCTATCACTAGCACCGTACATGTCCTCTAGCCGACCGATTACATCATGCACCGACCAACGTGTAGCAATGTGTATCTCTTTCGCGCCCTCTTTCTTTCTGGACTTCAAATCGTTCGTGTAGGTTGTCCACAGCTTGTCCAATCGCTCTTTGCTCATTGCTTCTTCAATACCGGAGCACAGGTCATCGGCATACAGAATCTTGTCACAGCGCGTAGCGCCCGTAAGAGAAGCATTGATTGCCCGGCAGGTGAGCGTTGAGAACCTATGCCGCTTGTTCAGATCGATTGTCTCTTCTTTCGAGTTTGTTGCCGCCATGGCTACACCCGGGAACACGTCTTTCCAGAGGTATTCGCAATCGGTGATAATCTGATACACGCCATCGTAAAACGACCGCGTGAGCATACCGGAGTGTGCGGACGCTAGCGACTGCGAATCCGGGTACTTGCCCATCACCCACGACAAGAAGAAAATACCGAGCGTTGATTTACCTGTTCCGGGCGGCATGGAAATGGTCAACAGGTCGAGTTTGTCATCAATCAACCCCTGCATAGCCTCCACAACCGGGTGCATAACCTTTCTTCTCGGCGCATAGAACTTCTTGTCCGGCTCTCTTTCCCACTCAACGTACAAGAGATAGCTTTCAAAATCGTGCGGCGCTGCCGCAAGCAGGACGCGCTTGTGCAGAAGAAACAGGTCTCTCAGTTCCGCTCCCGCAACGGGGATTCTGCTCTCTATCAATCCCGATAGGATTTTTAAATACTCCACACCAAGCCGTTCGCCCTCTTTCATCGTCTCAAGGCACATGTAGTACAAGTCTGTATACCCCTCTACATCGGAGGGGGTCTTTTTTATTTTCCCGAGAATTTTTTCAAGCAGGTCTCTCATCTTCTCTCCTTCACTTTCCGACAAACAAAAAGAGTGCGTCACCGTTTTGCGATAACGCACCCTCTCTCAATCTCTCAACGGCAGGGTTCTCCGATTCACCCACCCTGCTGCACATGGTGATACCATCATACCATTTTCTGTCCAGTTTTTCACGGGATTCTTCCCCGGAGTAGCTAAAGGTGTAAAAAATAGCATTTTTACCCTAACTTTTTATAAATACGCGCGTATTAGAGAAAGTTAGGGGAAAAACCTAGTTTTAACCCCTTTCTACTACTCCCCTGTCACCCCAGGGTATCTTTTTCACTGAGTTACCCGGGGATTTTTACTCCCCGGAGTAGCTAAAGGTGTAAAAAGAAGGGTTTTTGCTATATCTTTTCTTAAATACGCGCGTACTAGAGAAAGTTATACCAAAATACCTATTTTGACTCCTTTCCACTACTTCCCCTGCGATTGCTCTCTCGGAACGTAGGTTAGAACAATGTCATAGCCCAGTGCTTCCATCACACCAACAAAATTCTTGTTCACAACCGAGTCTTTGTTTACGACTCTGTTAATCTGCTGCCTGGTTGTTCCCAAGGTATCAGCTAGATCAGACTGTGTGATATTTTCCTCAAGTAACTTCACCTTTACGTCAAATTCAATATTGTTCTTTACCATAATGTCACCTCTCTTGTTGCTTTGTGAATGTGTTATGGTGATTATACTATGTAATTTAATCTTTGTAAATCGAATTGATTGAACTAGAAGCGAAAATAGATTCTTTTTGTTTTTGGAGGGTGTGCGGAGCACTCCCTCCCGCTCCTCGACCTCCGCCCTATCCCCCGGGGGTACCCCCTAAATACCCTTTGTAGCAAACCAGGCGCCCCGTTAACGCACTTATATGCCCTGCCCCTATAAAATACCGTCTAGCACAGCAATGCCCCTTAAAACGCATTCTGGTGCGTCACAGCGCCTAACGGGTAAACGCACAACGCAAAAAGGTAGAACGGACGTCCTACCCTGGATATAAAAAGAACCCGGCTTGCGCCGGGTTACTTTTGCATTTTCATCAACCCCCAAATAATTCTGAACGGAAAAGCCAAAATGTTATAAATGATAATCAATGCAACCACGAAAACACCCCCATTCTTAAATGTGATCCACCTTGTTAATGGACACACACGGAAAATCTAAACGCGTTCTGTGCCATGTGTTCCCGTCAATCGGGTAAATACAAGTACCGCCCACACCGTCTATGTAAACGCGGTTGCCGCGTACCAGTGTGCCGTCCTGTCTACAACCCACATAGCGGGTAGTAACAAGGTGCACACCGTTATCATACACCCGCCCGGGATCCCCGTCCAGCCACTCCAGGGCTGCTATGAAATCTTCCTTGCTAACGCCCGTGTGCTTGTGCCAATTCTCAAAAATGCGACTTTGTCCGGTCTCCACCAGCCATATGCGCGTTTCTAGTGCCGTATGTCGTGCCATGGTGTCCCCCTTATCTATCCTCTCCAAAAAGGTGTCTTAAATCTTCCTCAGTTGCCCATGGTATGTTTTCCAGTTCGGCGGCTTTTCTTTCAGCCGCTTCTCTTTCCTGTTTCAGGCTTTCCAGGCTTTCCAGGATTTCCGCGTCCCACTTGTTCAATGCTGTGCCGATAGCTAGCAGCTTTTCCACGTCCCAAAAAACGCCGTACTTGTCCAGGTGCGGGCAACGTTTCCACCCGCCCCGGTGGTTTATGATCTTCTCAAACGCCTTATACACGGTATCGCAAAGCGCGGCGGCGTTTTCTTTGTTGTCCGCAACATGTTGTGCATAACCACCTATGCACTCCAGTAGAATCGCGCGCCCCGTGGGGGTTTCCTGATCCGCTTTTATGTAGCGAACCCCGTACCCACTAAAACCCGTGTCCATAAGTGAAAACATATCGCACAGTACGCGGGCGTTCTTGCCCGACACCGGGCATAGCGCCATAAGTGCCCCCGCAAGCCATATAGCCGTTTCTCCCCGGTTGTCGTCAAGTGCCTGTGCTGTCAAGAAAGCCGGTGTGCCCGCAATCTTTTCTACTCGTGCCGCCGTTTCCTGTAAACTTTTCTGCATTTCTTCCCCTTCCCGCGCTTATTTCACTGTAAAGCGCATGTATTCCGTTTCCGTGGTGTACGTGTCATAAAGCGCCGCGTGCTCTTCTCTGAAACTCTTTGTGTCAAACCGGCGGGACTTGTAGGGCTTGTATGTAACCTTGGTTGCCCCCGCCGTCACCGTGTCCGCACCCGCCATAAGCGCCACTATATCGGCTTTCAATCCCTCATTAAGCGCCTGTAACTCTTCAACCAGGCGCGCGTTTTCGCGATACTCTGTGCAAAGCTTTTCTAAGCGTGTCATACCTGTGCCCCCTCTCTGTCGTCGTATTCCTGGATTGCCCCCGCGTTTTCCGGGTTACACGGTTCACCCGTAAAGCGGTCGACCGTGTGCACGGGGATATAGAACGCCGTGTAGTACCCCGTTTCGGTGTCGCGTATGTTGTAGAACTCAAACGCGTTCAACACCCGCTCAAACTCTTCGTTTTCACAACGATCTTTTGTCGTTCTAATTTCCGGGTACCACGGTGCGCCCGGTCTAAGGTTCACCGGGCAAAGCACCAGTTCTAACCCCGCGTTATACGCGGCGCGTGCCCTTGCTTTGCTAACACGGGTGTAGGTCTTGCCCCCGTCCGTATATGTGTACTGTCTCATACCGTCGCCCCCTTTTCTTTCAGTCCGTCAAGTGTCCACTCTTTAAAACCTGCCATGTATCGCGTGTCGGAAAAATTTTCCATTATTTTCCACATGCCCGCGCTTTCTATATAGTGTATTGGCATGTAGAAAAACGCATATGGCTTTGTATCACCCCCCGCACATGTGCCGCTCAAAACTTTCTGCAAGTGCATTAAAACGCTTTTCAGCGCGGGCAAGATAGCAGTCAAGACAGGTTTCCCCACTTTCATATTTTGCTCTCATACCCTTTGTAGCCCACATGTTAGCAGCGTTCACAGATTCTTTTGTTGCCCCGCCCCTGGTGGTTACCGCAAGAATGCGATCCGCATTCACGCTTGCGCGGTGTTCGTATTCCGCACGCACAACTTTTCTAAGATTTTCGTATCTCATACCGTTACCTCTTTTCTATCCCCCGCGCGGGGGATTGTTTTGTTTCGGTTCAGTTGTCAAGGTGCTTTGTTTGTGTTCCTCTGTCGTTGTGCCTTTATGATACCGCAAAGCGTTTTACTTGTCAACATTTTTTGATTACATTTTAAAATTATTTTTTGATTTGTCGCCCGTTTGTGTTTCTTCCTTATATAGGTGCACACTTCCCACCGCCTACCCCGTGCCCCCGTGTGTAGCAGCGGGACGTATAACGGTGCACCGCCGGTGGTTCCTGGTTATCCGGTGTGGAGCGGGACGTTGTAATAAATTTATTTTCACCAATTTTGCGCAATAAAAATCCCCGGTTCACCTGCGCGGTGTTCCAGGGATTCAAAGTCGAAAGTCGAAAGTCGAAAGTCGAAAGTCGAAAGTCGAAAGTCGAAAGTCGAAAGTCGTTATTCTGTTTCTCCGTCCGAAAGTCGCTTCCGTTCTGTGTTACCGATATAACGCTCTCGGATTTCCTCTGCGGAGTATTCAGAGTCGGAATTGAGGTTAGGCGTGACAACGTGCTCGGTCTGATCTCGGTAGTTGTAATTGTTCTTACCAAGGAAAATTCCAGCGACCGGGTTAATTTTACCAGTATTCATGTAGGTTTCCCATAAATTTTCTAGTAAAAAGTACGTTTTTTTAATACAGTCGGAGACTTCGGGCGTTACTGCTGCCTTGTGTCCCGTCCCTCCAGCGGGTGCATCGTGCACTATTGCCCATAACTGTTGCCTACTCATCCCATTGAGCGAAATAGCCATTCCTGCCACCGTAGGCTTCATATCTGCCCCAAGATAAAGCTGGATGTACTCTGAAAGTCGCTGCTGTACCTGTACCGGGTCTTTCATGTCGATAGCAGGCATGTTGAGAAGCGCAAGGTTAACACCAAGGAACCTTGCGTTGTCCCCTGCGTTAAGGTTGTACCCGTTCATCCCGATCATCGGTGAATTACCACCACGGGGTTTGCACTTCTTCTTTGCAGGGGCTTTCTTGGTTGTCTTTCTCTTGCGTGCCTGCTGCATGTCGTAGCACGTAAGAACAGTCTCCTTGCCAGAAACAGTCTCCTTGCTCAAAGTCGTACGTCTCTTCCGCACAGTCTCCTTCTTGTTCTCTGCCATGTAAAACTCCTTTCTTGTTCTTCTTGTTACCCCGAAGTAGTGTAAGGTGTAAAAAATAGGGTTTTTACCCTAACTTTCTCTAGTACGCGCGTATTTAAGAAAAGATATAGCAAAAACCTAGTTTTAACTCCTTTTCACTACTTCCAAGTAGTAAATCGATAGATACCCTGGGGTGATTTGAGATACCCTGGGGTGATTTGAGATACCCTGGGGTGATTTGAGATACCCTGGGGTGATTTACCAAAAGAGAGTCGCTTTTGCTTCCTTCAAATTTTCCTTTGCCCGGAGAAGCGCCCCTGCTATTGATAAACGATCACACGCTCTTTCTGCTCGGTTAATGAACCGAACGCTGAGATCAATTTTTGTAAGCGCCGTACCAATGAGTTCCCCTGTCTCATATAAACCCTCACTGTTGTGAATCCGCTCAATGTCATTAAGAGCGTACTCAACGCTCTTGAGCGTGTCCGAGAATACACGGTGACGGTTCTCACCGCTGCGCTTTGTAAGCGCCTGTAAGTCGCTCTGCGCGTCATAGAGGTACGATTCAGCCGTCTTAACCAATGCTTTATACGTCATAGTCTCTGAGTTCCTCCAGTACGGCCTTGAGGCACAGGATAGCGTCCTTCAAGCACCTGTCCAATTTAATGTTCTGCTCCTTGCTCATTTGTCTTGCACCAATCTCACCCATGTGCCATCTTGCACACCCCGCCTTGCAAAGCGCGCTGCGAACATATGTAAGTTCGTCATACGCACCGTACAGGGGGTTCTTGGAAAGAGCAAACCCGATGTTGCAAATACTGTCGTTCGCCATATCAAGCATCACAGGCTTCCACCGCTCACCCACGGTGTACATCGGGGTAGGGTCGGCATAGTCGCTCCAGACTAGGTCGCTCGGAAGCTTGGTTGCGTACAGTATCGCACAGGCTTCCCGCAGGCTGTCCATTGCTTCCCGGAGATCGGTTGCAGCTGTGAAAGACTCATTAATCCTCACAGTGATACCTCCTGGGTTTCTGTCCTGGGAGTCTGAGAAGAATTTCATACGGGGCACCGTCTTCATGAAAACCAAACTGCATATCTTCAATATTCATAGTTGCGTACTTCCAAGATTCGTGCCGCATCTCACACTTGTGCGCTTTCCACTCCTTGTCGTACCCCTTCATGCAATAGTCACAATGATACAGAATCTCCATCAACTTCTCCTCGCTTGCCACAAATGGTAACTTGCCTTTTCCAACGCCTCAAGGTACTTCCTCGTGTAATACGAAAGAACCGGGTTTCCAATGTAATTCTTGTTAAGACATTTGCCAAAGTGTTCCCACGATATATCAAGTCTAATTTTACTGATTTTTACACTCGCGGAGTCGATGTCCCCACTTTTCAAACTCGTAAAAACATCGTCCATTAGGAGAGGATATGGCAAACGCTCCCCTCGCTTTTTCAACGCGTGGTGATACACACTTGCATACGCAATGTAGTCACGCGCCTGCACAAGTTCCCTTTTGTTCAAATTGCACACCACCCTTTCAAGAAACGCCTAGGTTATTTTGCACAACTTCTCACGCTAGCAGTCAACAATATTTTGTGTTATTCGCACAATTTACATTCTGCGTAGTGAAGTTGCACAAAACCGTCAAACAGTGCTCCAGAAGTGTTGCTTTATCAACCCTCTTATTTTTATGAGCCGTTTCTGTATATCTAAAACAGTCTTTCTCGGTTTTCCCTCGCTGTGGATAACCAAATAGTTCAATAACAGCAATGCTTCTTTGAGTTCCTCGTTGCAATCGTCCAGACTGTAGTCAAACTCAAGAGAGTCGCAATTCTCATCCTCCTCCGTTAAATCCTTAAGAGCCTCTCGCAGGTGAATCTCGAGTGGTTCTACCCGTTTGAATCCCGGAGAGTCGGAAGGAAGACCCTTGCACAACTTCACACACCTCTCAAGCGACTTAACGGCTCTTGCTATATCAGACCTCTTCAACCTGCTCATCATTCCTCCATTTGTCCCACACAGACTCAATGTCCCAAAGGCGACTTTCAACTCTTCTCCGGCAGAGCAAGCACTCAATCGCTCGTACACCGTTTACATATTCAACGGTATATTCTACCCATCTAGAGGTTCTACAGTTGGGACAGGGTTTTATTTTCCTCGCAATGTTGTTCATCGGATGATATCCTGCTCGGCGTCATAACTGAGCCGGTTCACAATGCAACGCGCGTGGTTGAACTGTGCTTTCACGCCGTGAGTTCTGTCATAACGCCCCATGCCGCGGTTTTCCTCATTCCAGAAGATCCATCTGGTACTTCCATAAGAGTTTCACCAACTCTCGTCTTTCCTGCTCTGTCATTTAATGCTCCTTTCCTCAAAGAAATGTGAAAACCTTCCGTCCACAACGGCTGCACACAATCGTCCAAGACCGATTCACGTTTTTAATGGTGTAAAGGGTAGAACCGCAATCGCACCCCATGTTTCTCATCCTGTGACCGTTTTCACACGCGAGCGCTTCTCTCACAGTGTGGTACGACTTACCACAGGTCTCGCAGCAGTACAACGGTTTAATCTTCATCAAACCCTCCTGTAAACAATGTCCGAGCAACCCGGGGCTTCCAGAACGATGGTATACGGCAAACCATCCATTGTTAGTCTGGAAGAAGCGTAGGTGACTCTTTTGATTCTGTAGTCACTTCTGTGTCCCTTCTCACACCGAATGGCTTCTTCCTCTACCTCGTGCATAGTTCCGCACACACCACAACGGTAATACACAACCTCTTCCATCACTTATCCCTCGTGTACCAAACATGTTTTCCGTCTTCACCGGTTAACATAACCTCCCTAGGATAACCATCAGCGGCCTCGTTAATGGGTGTGTGAATAATTTCGAGGACGCGAAGTTCGAGTTTGTGATTCTGCTCACACGCAATTGCCTCTTCCTCAGTCTCGTATTCATACCCACAGTGGTCGCACGCGTAACTAACAATCTTTTTCAATTACTCACCTCCCAACAAATCGTTTAACCAATCCGACCGCTCTTCCTTGAGCAGATTACCGAGAATCGCTTCCAGTACATTCACCACAATACTGTTCCCGGCCTGCTTGTAGAGTTGCGTGTCCGAGCACACCGCTCGCGCTTTCTCGAAATCCTCGTCATCAAACCCCATGAGTCGCCAACACTCTTTGGGTGTCAATCTTCGTATTCTCGGCGCTCCTGCGTTGCCCGTCACAACCGCCTGCTGCTGAGAGCAAGTTAGTGTCTGCGCCACTCCCTTACCTACACGCCCTCTGCGGGTCTTGCTTTCCGGGTAAGAGAGGTTAATACTGTCACCAATGGTGGCCTCGGCAACCCCCTTCTTGGTGGCCTCGGCAACCCGCACCACCGGCCTGTTGTCCAAAATCTGTATCACTTGTCCTCCCCCTCCAAACGTTCTCAGTGTCGGCGACAACCCGGAAATGCTATAAACTCTAGCACTTTGGTCGAAGTTGATATTCGACAATCTCCCCGCCACTTCACACCGCATCACAACCTCTTTCCACAATGAAATTGCTGTAAGTACGTTGTCCTTCTTTCGTTGTTACGGTTTTCATAAATTCAGCACCCTCTCTCTCAACGGGTTCAAACTTGTAACCGATGCCGTTTTCTTTACAACGTTCTGAATGACTAACGAAACTCTCTATTGAACGGTCGGAGAGGAAATAGCGTTCGCCAATTTCTTCCACGGGTTCCAACACATCGATCAAACGCTTTTCCAGTTCGGCGGGTTCCGGAAACGAAAACCCCTGTCCCAGATCCGCTCGAACGCTTACACAAAAGACTCTCTCTCTCTTCTGCGGTACACCGTAGTCGGCCGCCGAAAGCACTTGCCACCTGTTCTCATACCCCAACTCTTCTAACGTCCTGCACCAAGCCAGGAAATCGTTTTTGAACTTTTTCCCGACAAGATTCTTGACGTTTTCCATGATGAGGTACTTCGGTAACTCGCCGTCCTCTTTCGCTCTACGTAGTAGTCTCTCCACCTCGTAGAGAAGGCCGCTCCGAGTTACACCCTGTACGACCCCCGCTTGCTTCCCGGCAAGCGATATGTCTTGGCACGGAAACCCGTAAGTCCAGAGGTCTGCGTAGTCCAGTTTTTCAACCTTAGAAATGTCACCGTAATTCCGTACCTCTCCGTAAATCGCCTCGTAGGACTTGATTGCAAAGCGGTCGATCTCGCTGATACCTACGACCTTGTACGGTAACCCCATCCGTATGAGAGCCTTGCGAAAAGCACCGATTCCGGCAAACAACTCATTCACCGTCAGCATTACAAAACCCTTTTCAATCTGAGTCCCCAATAGATGACAAACCCGCTCGAGGTGGATTTCCGATCAAACCATTCGGGGTGTCGTGCCAATTCTGAGTTGAACTTGCGTGCCGAGAGAACGTACTCGCCCTCTGATTTCGCCCACATCTTGAAAGCAACATAGAGGTCTCTCGCCCGAATATTACCGCCCCCTTCTTCCTCCGGGGTTCTTTCACAGCGGTTCTCAAGGAATTGCAACACTACGTCATTGTCACGCTCATAATTGGCTACAACCTGTCTGAGACTGTCACCCATGGTCAACCCGCGCTCTTTATAGTGCTTATAGCCGCGTACCAACCACATGAAGATCCCGCTCATGTTCGATTTCTCACATAGCGCTTCTTTTAGGTGAGTGTCCTGCTCATTCGGAGCAAAGTGTCGGTTAAACTCAACGACCTTGATTCTCTCGGAGGCGAACATGGACTTGTCGGTAACTATCGGTAAATCATTACAGGAAAGCCAGAGGGTGAACTGTGGTTTGAATGTTATTGCCGACTGATACAGCGCTCGTGCAGAAATTTCTTCACCACCGGTAAGCTGTTTGATCTTCTCTTCATCCAGTTTCCCGTACTCGTCACTCTCGGACATGGTCACGAACCGTTTACCCTTGAGTCCCGCAAGGGTGGGGGACGCGGCTTCTGCCTCTTTTCTTCTATCTCCCCGGCAAATCATTCCGACCGGTGCAACGCTTGCGTAGTCACCAAGCATTGTTTCAATGGTGTTCAGCAGCGTGCTCTTGCCGTTTCTCGTTGTCTTGCCGTGAAGGATGAACATGCACTCTTCGCTGCTCATTCCAAGCATTGAGTAACCGAGCGCTCTTTGAAGGAAATCGGCTTTTTCTGTATCGTTCTGAGTGACTTCCGCAATGAAAGTCTCCCATCTATCACACGCTACTTCTTTCGACACCGTGTGATTGAAAGCCGTCTGCATTGTGATGAAATCGTCCCACCGGTGTTCCCGGAAAGAGAAATCACGCAGGTTGTATGTACCATTGAGGCAGTTGATGAGATACGGGTCTGAATCGAACTCGACTGCGGAAATTCTCAATTCACCTGTTGCGTCCTTGAGAATTCTGTCTCTCATCCGTCTGTCACCCATCCTGTTAACGAAACTCATGTACGCCTTACGGAGTTCCTCATCGTCAATCTCACCGCAGTAGAGAATCATGAGTCGAACGAAATCCTTCATCTTCTCGGAGACAAGTATTGCACCCTCGTCTTTGCGCCACGCGCCCTCGTGGTAGGTGTACCAACTGCGGTGTTCGGGACAATAACGCGCCTCTTCGGTGTAAATGATTCCGAACAGGGTAGCCATGCCCATTTCAGACCACTCAAACCCGGAACTGGAATCATCCCGACTCTCGGGACGGTGCTGCTTTATGAGGTACATTTTCTCGGACAGCTTTTCGTCCATAATGACGCGACCGCTCCGCGTCTCGAATAACTCCTGCATCACTCGTCCTCCAGTAAAGCACAAAGTAAGCCAATCAAGTCCTCAAGGTACATTATTGTTTGACCAATCCCATATTCACGAGTTTCACCGTAAGCGAAGTTCCAAATTATTTTCGCCTTTTCGCGAGAAACACCGTATCCAACATCTTCTTGGATCTTCTCGTACACATAACTGAGAACCTTTTCCTGTTCCAGGTTTTTTTCCAGCGTGAGTCGTTTGACTTCATCGTAGTATTTTTCGTTGTTGCGCAGTACTTGTTCCCTGTTCCATCTTACGGACTTATCGGCATCAAACACCTGTCCGTCCGGAACCTTGTGCATGTTTCGAGGTGTGCGCCTCATACTCTGTACTCTACATAAATCGTTCACAATCTGTTCCCAACTTCTACTCATGCTGTTCACCTTCACAAATCCACTTAGCTTTTCGATAACCCAATTCAAGTATCGAATCCATCGGGACATATTTACAATTATCATATGCAACCAGGCAGCTGATTAACCACATCTCACCCTCTTCACGACTTATTCCATATTCCAACCCAACATCGAGTTGTAACTTTCGTATAACTACGTCTTTCCACCTCTCAAACTCTCGTTCACACGCATCTTCTGAAATGGTTCTCCGTGGGACAAGGGTAGCCGTTTTATTGATGGGAGCATACATAACCGGCTCTCCGACACCGGGACTAAGTGTAATTGAGCAGGGTGGCGCCTTGATCTTGTAATACCAGTTAGCGAGTTCACCCCATGTGTTGTAAACAGAATATTGCACCCGCTTACCTCCTGTACCTTGTTATACTGTCACAGATTGTCCGTATCTCTCCCGCATCTAACGGCGGTACACAAGCGGTGCTGTTCACATACAACAACTCTCTGTAAATCTGCCCCTTCGTGTACCCTGTGTTGTGAAGATATCCCGCAAGAGATGCCAGAGAAAGGTTTCTTCCACCGCTGTATATTTTCGGATAATTCGGTCTTATCGGAATTCTGTTATTCACAATATCCTTAGACCATTTCGGTCTATATATCCGAGAATATTTTATCGTTTCAGAAGTTTTATCCTTCTCTTTTTGTTCTGGAAAATATCTCTCAATCACATAGTTTATGGCATATTGATTTTCGATAATTTCTCCGTTGAGAAGAACATCTCCTGTCATTATGAAGTAACGCGAGGTCTTGTAAATTTCCACGCCCGCGAGATTATTCTTACCCTTGAATGGAAGGTCGCCCCGGAGCAGGATGTGAAACCCTCTCCCGCTCCTTGAGCGCTCCGTATAGCTTTGACATTTCGACACAATGTCGGCAGCAAGGGGTGTCATAAAACCGTCCTCATCAACCCCTGCGTCAATGTCGATACCAACATAGCCGTCTCCAGCAAAGACAAAACCGCAGTAGTCATAAAATCCCTTGTCGTAGGACTCCAGCGCCGTCTCAAAGTCAGACCAGGTGTCGGGGTTTGTGGAAGAGGCAGCTTCTTTTTCCCACGCTTTCATGGGTACCTTGCTATCTTCCCACACGCACACCCACCGCTTCAGACTTCTCAACTCTTCTGGAATCCTCTCATAAGAGACCACGATACCGGGCTACACGTTTCTCACACTCCCGTACCAGCCCCCAAATTACGTCCTGCTGAACACCCGTCTTTTTAGAAAGCCGATACACGTTGTCCGGGATGGTGTCCCCGCCCCCGTAAATCTCCAGCAGTTTCTTCTGCTCTGATTTCGTAAAGGACTTGAGCGCAAAGTGACAAGCAATCCAGTTGTGCTTGTCTGTCTCGGAATCCCAAATCCTGTCCTTGTATCGCGCATAGAATCGCAAGCAGTGAGAAACGAACTCTGAATAAAACGCTCTGCTCATTCGGTTCTCCTTTGTTCTCTCAAACTTCACACCACAGCACTCGTACACCATGTCTTGGTACTCTTGTAACGTGGTCTCTCCCTCGGAGAACGCTTGGTATTCGTCTATCAGCGCCTCCGCAAGTTTCGGTAACCGTGTCTTTGTTCCCAAATCGAACTTATCCCGCATAACCTTAATCGGGATTGACAGCAGAAGAAGCATTGCTGAATCCGTTGCCTCTTCTACCGCCTCTCTCTCTTAATGCGCTCAATGTCACTGCGCTTCATTGTGATAACGGGGTCACTGTCCATATTTCTTGTTGCCCTGCGTCTTTCAGCCCGGTTCATGTACCAACCCCTCGTGTAACAAACTCGAATGAGGAAGGGTGTCAATCCACTCGCAGAATTTTCTCCACTCGGTAAGCTTATGTCCCCTACGGTACTCAAGCATGTTGAGCAGATTCTCGTATGTCATCGTGACAGTACGTTTCTGATTGTAGGAAGAGGGTAAAAGCTGAACCATGGCTTTCCAGTAGATTTTGTCTTTTGTGTCGAGGTATAACCGCCTAAGTCCATTCAGATTGAGAATGAGTTCTTCAAGAACCCCCGCTGTGTCTACATCCAGAACGCCATCCTCGGTAACAACCCGATTGAACAGATAGTCACAAGAGAAATCTCCCAACTCAAATTCCTTCTTATGCAGTGTGTGCATGGTCGAACAAGAATTAGCTGTAGTTCCGACCTTGTAGGTGTCGAACTCCTTCCACCAATACAGGGGTGCTGTGATATCTACCGAGACGAAAATCTGTCTCAAGAACTTTCTGTGCGGAGCACCCGCTCGAATGAGACGGGTCATTAAATCGCAATCTCTTTCACCGATCGTAGGCTTCCAGAAACTGAAATCAGTGTCCGATTTCTCCCAACTGTTGAGCGGATTTCTCATACCACGAACGGCGTGCTCCAACCCCCACACATCCACCTTTTCAAACTTAATCATGTCATACCCCCTCAACGTGAGAAGCCATCATGTCAGCCGTGTGCGTCCAGAGTACGTTAGGGTACTTGTGTACCGCCCGTGTGTAGTCTCCCCACTCCGCTTTGTCAGTGAAAGCACCCATGTGATATCGAATACACATAATCTCTTCCTCGGTGAGTGTCGTGTACTGTGAAAGAATCTGCACTGATTTGTCACCATGACCCTTAAGCAAGGTATCCGTTCTGTACTCGTAAAATCCGGTCTCCGGATCGAACTCGTACTGATCGATTTTGCAAATATCATGAAACATACCAACAATCACGGGGGAACGCTCCATATCCCATGTACCCATGGTCGAGGCGAAAATCTTCAAAAAATTCGTCACTCTGTAACTGTGATCGAACAATCCTCCCTTGTAAGCACCGTGATACTTGGTGCTCGCCGGGGCTGTCAAAAAACCTCTTTTCACAATGTCATCAATGGCATTCGGAGAAAGCCAACCATTCAAGACTTCTGTAAAAATTTCCTTACGATCTCTCATCACTGTTCCTCTCTGTGAATACTCCAGTCTGCGCTGAACCCGTCCGGGTAACGCTTTCTGAGTTTCTCAACGTTCTTCTGCAAAACGTACTCAAGGGTGTAACCCTGTGAAGCAGCGGTCGTTGCAAGATACCAGGCAACGTCCCCCAACTCTTCGATCAAATGGTCGGTGTCCAGAGTATGTCCCTGGAAAAGGTGCTTTTTCACAATGTCAGCGCACTCCCCAGATTCACCGCAGAGACCCAAGACCCCGTTAATCAGTGCTCCGTTACACCCCACATAACCGCCCTCGGTTCGCAGGGCTTCCTGCTGATACTCGTTAATTGTCATTCGTTCCTTCCTCCAACTCTATGAATTTCTTCAAGTACCAAACGGCTTTCTTAATGTCCTCAAGTTCGTTCTTGTTTCTGTGCCGATAGAGGTACTTGAAAGCGTTGCACACACAGAAGGACTTAACTGCTTCCTTGCCCTGTGTCTCCAGCATCACCTCTATACACTCAAACTTGCCGGTCTCGTAATGAGACGGGTGATTCACGTTATCGCTCATAGGTTGTCACCTCCTAGAAAACCGAGGGAGGTGGTGCCCCTCCCTCGCCGTACAAATTCTTACCCGAGCAGAGAATCAAGGTCTAAGCCGTCTGTAGGCTGTGAAGGCGCGGTCTTTGACTTGGGTGCAGGGGTGTTTTCCTCGCTTCCGAGATTTCGTGCCCGATCACTCACCGCCCTGGTAGCACTGAAACCGTCTACCGGGTACAAGTCTTTGAGGTGGGCAAACGTGACGTTCTTACTCGGGTCTTTCTTACTCGGAAGAATGGTGTGCTCAACCGTTGCTCCAACGTAGTGATCCACAAGTTCTGCGGGGTCAACGTCCTCAAGACCGAAATCATTCAGCACGTTCTTTGCGAAGTATGAGAAAGCGTTCAGAGCGCCCTCATTGTAGTCACCATCGTTGTTGAGGATGCTGAAACGCTCAATGTGCGTAGCACCCGCTGCGTTCACCAACTTAACGGCGATACGTCCGAAATCCTCATCGTAGGTTGCCTCGTAGACTCTGAAAATATCCTCACCCTCGGGAATGAGGGAAAATCCGTCTCTCATCGGAATCCTTGCCATGTCCTTATCCTCCTTAGTTCTTGTTGAGGGTGAGTTTGATCAGCTCCCATGCCTGTTCCTTGTTGAAGCCAGCCTCCAGAAAACCGCTGTAAAGCGTGTGAAGAAGGTTGCAGGTTCTTCCAATCTCGTCTTTGAGTGACTCCAGGCTGGTGGATGACTTAACCACACCCACACCCAACTCCGCTGCCATTGCCTCAAGATACTCAACGGGATTAAACTCGTTGTTATCATCGTTCTTCTTGCCCATGTTATCCTCCTTATTTAACTGTCAGACGGTAGGTTTCCGATGCCTTGAGGTACTTCTCAAGTAAACCGTCTGCTTTCAGTGCATCCTTGTCTACGCTTGTTGTCTCCGACCGAGCAACCGTCCAAGTGTAGGTAGAACCCTTAAGTTCCACCTTCTTGTCTCCTTCTCTGAACTGTTCCATTGCGTACTTCTTAAGCAACTCATTGAGTTCCTTGTAGTACTTCTCCTTGTCGTTGATAGAAGCAGCAATCTCATCCAACTCTTTCTTGAGCGCTTCTGCTTCTGCGATTAACCCCTTGATATCCGTGTCAGCCGTAAGAGAGTTTGTGCGGAGCGCCTTGAGAATTTCAGCGTCTTTCTTCTCATCGTATTCGGGAGAAATTCCCGTGGTGACGTAATCGCTCCACCACTTCTCAACCGTGGCAACCTTTTCTGCAAAATCCGGGTACCGCTCCGAAACCTTGAAACTCACCGTGATTGTGTTGCTCACATTCGGCTCGAACGCCTCCGGGTTGTCGTAGTCAGTCGGTGAAAGGAAAGAAGCTACCATAATCACGTCATCGACACCGTAGAGGTAAGCGTAGAGCGCCGCCTGCAACGCGTAGTATTCGGGAACATCGTTCTCCCAATCCTCGGCGCGTTTTGTGGTTTTCATCTCCAGAACAGCTTCAACCTTGCCGTCCTCGCCTTTCATGAGGTAGTCCCACATGCCACCGAGGTGCTTGTTCTCCTTGAAGAAATCACCCCACGTCTGGTTGAAATAATCTTCTCCCCACACGTCAGACGGTCTGATAATCTCCATACCGTAGGACTGCTCCATGTAGGTAGCCTGTTTCGGCTCAATGGTTTTACCGGCAACCGTGTAGATCGTGTCCTCAAACGGTTTCTCATAGGTCTTGGTGATTGCACACCACATTTCAAAATCGGTGCTCCAGGGATTCAAACCGAGAATTGTAGCGAACCTCGTACCTGTGACCTTCTTGGTCTTTTTCGGAGGGGTAATCTTGATTCGATTACCCTCCAACCACTCAATGTTCTTCATCAATTCACCTCTGCCACTCTCACAGGTAAGACAAAACATTTCTTGGAATCGCCCTGCGTGATGTAGAACGGTTTTTTCGCGCTTGTCACGGACAGCACAACGGGTACATTCTTGTCAAACGCTTTCAGCGCGTTCACGAGTAACGCGGGATTGAGTCCGATTTTTCGTACATCTTCCTGTTCTGTCCAATAGCTGTCAATGTTCGGGAAAGCACCGTGCTCAAGTTCCATCGTCTCGCACAACCTTCCCACATTGCATTTACAAGTTTCGGAACCTGTATCAACTGTGAAGGTGGCAATCTGGTAAACCCTCTTGTCAACCTTCTTAGGAACTTTGATATCAAACTCCGTTCCGTCCTTAATCTCATCGAGAATGGGTACAACGACCTTTGCCGCCGCATTGTTATTCACCAGACTAACCTCAAGGTTGTACCCGTGAGCCACACAGTGTACGTTCCGCAGCTGAACCATTCGTGACTTATTATCGACAAACGATTTGGCAAAACCCACCAATGTGTTCAGCACTTCCGTCCGCATTGAGAATTTAATTTCAGCCATTGTTGCCCTCCAACATAGCCGTAATTCTCTGAATCAGTGCTTCACAATCGGACTTGGAAATCACCGTAAAGCCCTGCGTCTGAACCGCAATCTTCATAATCATTTCCTCTTTGCTCGGATCAGCGTCTTTCAAACGTTTGAGCACTGCCTTGAGTCCCTTAATCTGCAACGCACTCGCGCTCTCGCTCGGAGCCGTGAGATTTTCCTTCACTTCCTGTCTCTGCTCCTGCGTAGCCGGTGCTTTCTTCTCAGCGGGCTTCGGCGCAGCAGGCTTTGCACCAATCCCTGCGTCCACAGAATCGCTCTCACAAATGTCGAGCGCAATCATGTAGAGGTATCGGCGCATGTAGGTGATAGACGAACCGAGCGCCTGCATCTCGTTTGTAACCGCGCTCCCGGAATTGCTCACAATCGGCGCAAGCTGGTTGAACGGTGCGAAGAACACCGCCGTCTCTTCGGGATTGTCCGTGTTCACCATCGTCATCGTTGCGACATTGGAATCAAACGTCACAATCGGAATAAGTCCGATTTCATTGAAAATCCTGGTTGCGGTCGGCACAATGTCCTCAAGTTCAAAATACTTGAACTGTAAGTGCATGTTCTTTCCGCTCTTCTCAACGTTCGACTCCAAAAACTTGGTTCTCGCGGCAAGAAGTTTCTGATACACGTTAACTCCCTTGGTGCTTGTTGCCATTCTCTTTGTCCTCCTGTTCTTTTCGGGTTTGATACCCTTGAAATCGTCAACGCGCTTTTTTGCCATCTCGATGTAGAAGGTTCTGTCCACGTCCTCAATGGAAAGTTCGTTGTCGTTGTCAATGATGCAGTGTTCGGGTAGAGAATCGATTTTTGCTTCCGAATCGTCCTCTGCCTTAACCTTGTAAATCTTCCCGTACCGCTCATCTCTGGCGGCGTACACCCGGTTCACCTTCTGTACAGGGTGTTTTTCACCGTTGATTAAGTGATACGCTTCGCGGTACTTTGCTCCCGCCTTTGCGATAATCTGAAACCGAAAGATATCGTCACAGGCGTTGATTGTGTCCTCCACGGGTGTGCCGTGCAGGAAGTATTCCTTGAGCGCCGTTGCTACAATCACACACGAGTTGTTCACGTTAAACGCCCCGGCTGCTGCAATCCCTTTAACAAGATACCCGCCCTTGGCTTTGTGTAAACCATTGGCTTGCACCTCGATGTAGTTATTCACGTCTTTCTGCGCGATTTTCACCACGGTGTCCTCTTCCAACTCAAACCCCGTGCGCTCCTGCCACTCTTTGCATATCTCGGACAGCTTTTCGTAATCGGATTTATTGCACTCAACCATGATGCCGTCCGTGTTAAGCTGAACAATCCGTAAATCGCTGATTGTTTGATAGCAATGCTCGGCAAGTTCCAGTAGATATAGCTGCCCGGAAATACACACCGAACGCCCCATGAGCGGGTCATAGAGGTCGTTATATTTGTTCAGCAAGCAACCATAGGTTGTATTACAGACCAACTTGAGAGCGTTTGCTGTGTGCTTATCCCCGGCTGCCTTGGCTTTCATACGGCGGTCGAGAACATCTGCGTAGGTCTGCGGAGAAGGAATGTTACGGCTTGTGTAGCCGTTAATGGTACAGAGGTGCGGGTAATAGCTTCCAACGTCCTCGTTCCAGATTCCGCGCGACTCACTCTCTTCCCAAAAGAAGTTAGGAATAGCACCGTGAATACCACCGAACCCCAACGTGATCGGACACTCACCAATCATGAGTTTCAGCTTGGACTTGAAGATTTCTTCGTCCGAAATCGACTTATCGTATAAACGGTCGAAGAACTCAAAAACCTCGTCGGGGATATACTCTCTTCGCAGATTGCTCGGGTAGACGTACTCTCGTTCGTCATTGTGTTCTTTCTTGGTAGCCTTGAGCATTGCTGCCGTTAGCTTGGCGTTCGTCATACCGAGCGCTTTCACCTCATCAATTCCCGCCATTCGTCCAAGGTTTGCTTTGTTCTGCAAGTAATCCTTGCGAATGTCAATCAGCTTTTCAGCGGTATCAACATCGTGCTTACAGTAGAACTCGGTCTCCGCTCTTTCGGCAGCGGTGAGCGGTCGATCAATGTCAAAGGGAACACTTGATTCTTTGATTGACATTCCGAGGTGTCCTTCAATCGCTTTGAGCGACAACCCCTGTTGGGTGTCGTCCCTTATATCAACGTTCGGAAACTGGAAATAAATTCCTTCCAGTTGCGGGCATTGCCAACCCTGCCCTCCGCCGATGATAAAATCGTTAACCCGTTTGATTTCCTCCGGGGTGAAGTCCGCGCAGATAGCCTTGATGATGAACTGATCGTAGTGCTTGCTGTTGAATCCAACGTAGATACGAGAATTATCCAGAGCCATGCGCAACGCTTCGTTGTCGTTCCAGATACAGGTGTACTGCCCCGTCTCCTTGTCCTTGAGTGTCACAAGCCAATCGTGGGCAAACACCTCGCAGTCATAAGAAACAATTCTCATTGCTTGTCCTCCACGAAATAGCACTCGTTCTTGCGATACACCGTGCAGCGCTTCTTATACAGCTTTTCAAGGTACACAATCCTGTCTACGAAATCGTAGGCAATCGGCTCTGCCTTACCCTCATGCGTTCTTGCGATTCTTCCCACACTTTGTGTAATCACCGTGAAATCCTTCTGCGGTGTCGTTAGGTACAGGCGCTCTAGCCGTGGTACATCCAGTCCTTCTTTGGCAAGAGAATAGGTTGCGAAAAGATATTTCTTCTTACCGCTTCTCATATCCTCCAGGGCTTGCTCTCGTTCTTGTTTCCCCTTCTTGCTTGTCATTTTCCCGCTAATCATTACAGCGTCTTTCCGCATGTCACCAGGAAGCATTTTCATGAGCGTTTCAAGGTGAGCCAATCTGTCTGAAAGAATCAGTGAAGGTTTCTGCTCGATACAATCAATGATGGTCTGATTGCGTTCCTTGTTCTCAGTGAGATAGGTAATCAGTTTCGCGTAGTTGAGCGTACCGTCCGTATTAAGGGCTTCTCTGCTCATTTGTGTACCGGTTCCCACCGGGTAGATACCGACCTTCATGATTTTGTCTGACACCGCCGAGAGCGGAACAACGTATGCAATGTCTCCGATAAGGGAGAATGTAGCCTTAATCATTCCGTCTGCTCTGTGCAGTGTTGCCGACAAACCGTATTTGCTCCGAGCCGAAAGGCTGTTGAGCACTTTCTGATATCGTGTAACCGCCGTGGGGCTTCCGCTAACCCTGTGCACCTCGTCCACAATTACGCAGTCCCAATAATCCCTGTATTGTGTCAAATCGAGGTTGCTCATGGTCTGAACCGTTGCGAAAGTGATTCCGGTACCAAGATTGACCTTACCCTCTGTGATTGTCCCCATGAGTTCTTCACTCATGTACAGTTTGGCTCGCTCTCTGCTCTGTTTCACCAAATCAAGAGTGTGGCAAAGCCAGAGTGTGCGCCGTCCTACCATCGTGGCAAGCGCCAGTCCCATTTGCGTTTTACCGCTTCCTGCTGCGCTTTGTAGAATCCCCGACTGTGACAGGTACATCATTTCGACCGCCTGTTTTTGGTAGTCATAGAGCGGTACGTTAGCGTTGAAATCAACTGTGACCGGGTCTCTTTTGAAATCGAAAACGACCTCTGATTCAAGTAGGAAATCAACAGGGATTCTACGAAAAACCCCATAAGGCAGAATCCAGTTCGTACCTCTCACCTCGTACAACGAAAGTGTTTTAGGCGTGTTGCCGACCCAGAATCCCATCCTTGCGCGTTGCGAATACTCCGGGTTGTCAATTTCCAGATATCCCTTGCACCACTCCTTCATTTCCTTCGTGGGGTTCTCAACAGTGATGACGTTAGCAACTCGTATTACCATCGTTCCAACCACTCCGCTAACGATTCACCACACTGCCAGATTTCATCCATGTTGAGTGTGTGATTCTCTGAAAACTCTGCCGTGAGCAGGTTGCTATCAATCATGTATATCCCATGTGTTGTTTTGAGAGCGAACCATCCCCAATGTTTCCCCCTGTCTCTCCACATCCGCATTGCAAAGCGCTGATTCTCCTCAATTCTGGAAAGAGGGAATTTGTCGTGGCTACAAACCTTGCAATCAATCAGATATGCCTGTCCGTTTCTCACCGCGATTACGTCTGCGGGTTGCCCCGCTGCGTTCTGTGCCAGGTTGTGACACCAAAAACCGTGATTATAGAGGATTTCGCAGAACTCCTTCTCGAACTGATTTCCGAGTTTTTTAGAGGTAACCATACTTTAAAAGCACCTCCTCCAACTCTTCCCACACTTTAACGGTGTCACAGAGCATTGATCTCGCCATGTCACAAACGTAATCGCCATACAAATCCTTGATTGTCATCGACAACTCTTCCATCTGCGTGTTGTAGTAATCGGCACACTCTGCGCCCAGGTACTTGTCGATGAGGTTCTCAAAATCTCTAGGACAAGAAACCGTCTCAACCATTCCGTTTTTCAGCAGCATACGCTTTCACCTCCGCTTCGTATTTCTTCATGCTCTTCAATACCGCACGGGTGTATTCCGTAGAGGTGATGCCGCTCTCGTGGGCTTTTTTAGCCCCGTAATCACCGAGGTCGTAAGCCAGCAGCGCATCCTCGTAGTTCTTATAAGAACCCAAGAGAGAACTCACAATCTTGACTCCGCAGAACACGTTCTGATATGAATCCAGCGTTTTGGCGTTTCCAAACTGTGCCGACAACCTAGTGCGATTCACGGTGCTGATTTGCATGAGTCCGTAATCCCCGGAAGGGCTAACCTTATCGGCATCAAACCCGCTTCCCTGCTCAATCATTGCCAGTACTAACGTTACAGGTACACCTTCGTCCGCGCAGATTTCGTAAATGTATCTCTGCAACCCTTTTGAAAGGGGGACGTTGAAATGGTGAACTTTCACTGTTGTAGGCATCGTATTTTTTGAGTAGGTGGGGATTTCCACCGTTTCAAGTAGCACTTTGGTTTTTGTCGGAGCAGTTGCTCTCCCAATCGTGAATCCACCTATCGCCAGACTCGCAAGAACCGCGTAGGCTTCAATCTTCACAATCTTGTTGCGGTTGATCGGCGTTCTCTTTCCTCTACATTCCGTAGCCATTTTTGATAACCCTCCTCGTTCTCGGGATTTTCGTAAAACGCACTCACAATCTCGCTCAACGATCGGGTGAGATCGTTTGTTTGCTCGTCTGACAACTTCATGCTTTCTTTCGTTCGCTGATAATCTCTTCGCACGCTTCGAGAATTTTCTTTGCCTTGGGATAGGTGTAAACACCTGTCAAAATACTGGACATCATCGGCGGCTGAATTTCATAACCACGCTTGCGCAACTCCCGTATCATCTCAACCTGTGTCATTCCGAGACGATTCATCTTATCCAAAACAGTCATTTTTACCTCCTTTCTTTTCTGAATAGCAGATTCTTATTGCACGCAAACAGATTTAGTGTTATTATTCTTATTACCAATTAAGCAAAAATCACACTTGTTTTCTGAATTGTTTCTGCAATTCGGAGTGGTTTCGTTCGGTTTGAATCTGCCGTTGATGCCATTCTAATTCTTCTAATCAAATTTGTCAAGCGTTTTTTAGAATCTGTTTAACAGATTTTTTAGAGGGGGATTAAAATGCTGTTTGCTGACAATTTGAAACGACTTTGCAAAATCAACACCACACCCACAGCACTTTGTTGGACTTAGTACCTCGAAAGTTAGCGCATGGTACAATGGCGGTTTACCGAAACAAGAAGTGCTAGATTGCAAGATCAAGTAGGACAGTCTGAAATAATTCCTCCGGCGAACTGTAATGAAAAGATTTTCGGGGGAG